CATCCAACCGCACTGAGGTCAAGTCGTGTAATTGTCTCAATACACGATATGTCCCTAGGCCCAGTGTTATCGCTAGTCGGGGTTAGCCAGGATTTGGAGAATCGCTGCGCGCATTGCGCGATCTGCGGACTCCACCTGCGCTCGGGGGGGCGCTGGGAGATGCAAGTCGATCTCCAAGCGCCTTTCAGGAGGAGGGTCCACTCTCTCGTTGTAAGAGTTGTAGCTGGGCCGGAACATCAATGCCTCCATGGTCATGGGAGGTGGCAGCTTCTTGTACTTGGAAACTGTCCAGAGTCGTTCGTTGTGGCGGAGCCGCTCTCTCCCACCTTTTTCGTCCACGGCCACCTTGAAGAGGTGGTCGAGGGTGATCTTGGTGTCGAAGATGAGGTCTACGCACTTCCGGGCGACCTGATTGCTGTAAGATTCCGTCCCTGCACTCTTCGTTTCGCTACGCACTGGCTTTGGCATCGAGCGCGATGCCAGCTCCCATGTTTTCCAAGGTGCATCTATTGTGCCTGTTGGGACGGGGTGAATCTTCGTCCAGTTCCAAAGAATCGCGGCCGCAATCCTGCGGTCTAGTTCTGAAGGTTCCTGGACTCCGAGAAGACCCACGCCCCCCAGCCACTCTGGGATGAACCATGGGAGTGTGCTTTTCTTTAGCACGAGCCAATGACGCGAGAGAAATGCTTTGTGGACCCGTTGTGTGAGGAAGTGAGGACAGCTCTTGAGTAGGTCACGATATCGAGCTCCGAGTCCGTCGGTGGGGCTGCTGAGGGCGTCTAGCCCGGCCTTTCCGGAACTGCGCTTCATTCCGGACAGCAATCCTAAGTTGACGAACTTGACTTCACGAAAGGGAATTTTTCGCTTGGCTACCTCGATCTGTCTGTCGATCTTGGAGTGCCGTCCTATGGACAGTGGTTCTGGTTCCTTGGTGATTGTTTTGATCACTAGGATCTCGTCTGGGGCGTCTGGACACCGTGTAAATTGTCGAGAGTTCATCTCGACGAATTCACGTGTGAAGTACGTCTTCCCCAGGGAGCTTTCCAGTCCCATTGCCTGTGAGATGGCTAGCCATGCGTGATATCCCCTTTCCCGGAGCCTAGCGGCGTTGTCGTCTCCGTTGACCGCCATGGGTGCGTCTCGTAGCGAGGTCTTTCTCCCTCGGGAGATCTCGCACGCCCAGCGGACCGCGGTCGCGACAGCAATGCATAGTATCGGGAAGCTAACAATTGATCCCATGAGTTGTCCGCGTTTTTGAGGAAGTTTCTCTCCTTCGACCATGAAGTTGTGCTTCGTGAGTGCGTCCACCAGCAGCCTGGATTCGACTGGATAGAGCGAGAGCGGTTTCGATAATGAATCCGCGATCTGCTCAGATATCCAGGACAACAGGTTGTCAGTGGCCGAAGCATAATCCCCGCTCAGGTAGGCCTCGTCGTCAGCCAGATTAGCGCCGAGCCGTTGCAGTAGGTAGTAACTGTCAATCGGTTTCTCGCGCCCGATCAGCTCGAAGGCTGGGTGCTTCCTGAGGGTAGAGTGAATCTTCTTCCAAATCGCCCGAAGGACTGTCATACGGTACGGTGAGCTTTTTGTGATTACCCGGAACTTCAGAGCCTCAACAAGACCGACGGCTTCTACGAGGTTGTCCTCGTCGTGTGCTGCGACTTGGAGCATCCTCAGCCATAGGTCCTGGAAGGCCTTGTCGAACTGGGCTTCACTCTCACTAGTGATTCTCACCGTGTGACGTCCTTCGTCCTCAATCCTCTCCTCCTCCTTCCCCTCCCCTGACTTGACTGTCTCAAACTTCAAATAACCGCCCTCTCTCCTCAGTCCTTTGAGGAGTGTTCCTCCCTCCGCTATAATTTCTCCTACTGCCCCCGCTCCGGCTCGGGACCTTATGTAGTTTGCGGACGTGCTTGGGAAGAACGCCTTTACCCTCTCTTTGGTCGTGAGTCTCGAATCTCCCTCTTCTCCGAACAACTCCTTGACAGTCCGATCGAGCTGTTGCTTGATTGTGTCTTTGTTGAGAACCGTTTGGATTGAGAGGTCGATGTCGTCAGACTCAGACCATTTGATTAGGTGGGGCATGGCGCGGTAATCTTTCGATGGTGGTTCGGTGGTGAGTAGCTCGACAGTCTTTCTGGCTGCCTCGTCTGCCTGAGCTTTGGAGCCTCGCGGCATCCCCTTCTTCGTCATCTTGACTGAGAGGAGGAATTCGTCGCGTTGTTCCTTGTTCATGGCTTGGAGACAGATCCGGAAGAACCGGCCGAGCCTCCCACCAACTAACAGGCCTGGTTTATCCCCGGCTTCGGCTGACACGGGTGACGGTGGTAGCTCCAGATTGTGGTGGTAAGCGAAGTAAGCTGCAAGCTTATATTTCGCAAAGGTTATCCACCCAATCTCTTTGGAGCACGCCGTCCAGTGTTCTTCCGTCGTGCGGGAATCCCAGGCTCCTGTATAGCCAAAGATTTGACCAATTTGAAGTAGTGCTGTGAGACAGCCTCTTAGCGATGTCGGAGCAGCAGCTCCGGGAGGACTTCCTACCATGGACGCGGGCCCTTTCAGGCGGCTCGCGTGAGCACG